CACTGGTAGCAGGTTTAACTTCACCAGATAAAAAAGTTGCTATACACTAGACATGAGACAAAAACAACTATGATAAAAACTAAACATATTGCACTTATACTAGAACTAGCAGGGGCCGCCCTTTTACTGGCGGGTTTGTATCTTCTGTTAAATCTTGCCGCCGCGTTAATAGCGGCAGGGGCAATAGTCATAATCTTAGGAATCGCATTGGAAAACGCTAAATGATTTTTAACAGTTTGTTTAACAGAGAAACACGAGCAACCAACATTACGATGCCTGATCGTTTTATACCGCCGCAAAGTTTAACCGGCGGTTTAGCCGTTACAGAAGGCACCACGTTAAGTATTCCGGCAGCTTATAGATGTGTTCAGCTAATCAGCGATTCAATAGGTTCGTTACCGTTTGACGCTTACCGAGATGACCAGCGGTTAGACCCCACACCAGCGATTTTACGGCAACCAGACCCTAACCAAACCCGCATGGAAACATTAGGCGCGGCGGTCGCTTCTCTCGTTATGCGCGGCAACGCGTATTTCTTATTAGGCAACAACGACAGGTTCGGCTTCCCCCAGACGGCCATATTGTTAGCGCCTGACGCTGTAACGGTGCAGTTAGATTCAGCCGGTCAAATTATTTACCGAATAAACGGTAGGCAATACGATCAATCTGAAATCTTGCACATTAGGGGCGGTATTATAACCGCAGGCAGTTTGATGGGCGCCGGCCCCTTAGCGTTGCAGCGTCGAACCCTTGCGTTATCTTTAGCCGGTGACGAATCAGCTTCAGAAATGCACGTAAACGGTAGTATTCCTAGCGGCGTGATAAACAGCCCTAGCGAATTAAGCCAAGAAGAAGCTACTGAACTTAAAAACGCGTTTATGAAGGCGCACGCAGGGCGGCAGAAATCGCCGGCGGTGTTATCAGGCGGTTTAAGTTATCAGCCGTTAAGTTTTAGCCCTGACGATTTACAACTACTTGAATCTAGAAGGTTTAGCGCTGAACAGATATGCACTATATTTGGAGTGCCCGCCCACCTAGTAGGTGTGCCAATCAGTAGCAGTAAAACATATAGCAACGTGCAGCAAGACAACCGTAGTTTTATATTGTTCACGCTACGCGGTTACATGTCCCGCATTGAACAATCGTTTAGCGGTTTGCTTCCACGCGGACAAGTCGCATTATTTGATACAGACGACTTCCAAAGAGCAGACCGGCGCGAACGGTACGAAGCGCACAAAATCGCGTTAGAGGCCGGTTGGCTAACCGTAGACGAAATTAGGCGTATAGAAGACCTACCAGAAACAGCACCAGAAATGGAAGCAATAGTATGAGTTTAGAAACCCGCACAATAGAATTTGCTGAAATAGAAACACGCGACGAATCAGACGGCCATTATCTAACCGGCCTAGTAGCACCTATACACGGCCAATACGACAACAGCAGCTACATAGAAACGTTTACCAGCAACACGTTTGACAAAAGCATTAAAGAACGTGGCAACCGCATACCGTTACTAGAACAACACGACACCGCCGCATTTCCTGTCGGCATGTCGGTACGGTGGGAAAAATCAAGCGAAGGCCTAATCGGTGAATTTAAATTAGCTAACACCCCGCGCGGCGAAGAAGCCCGCACGCTAGCAGCTGACGGCATGGTAACCGGCCTAAGCGTAGGTTTCATACCAGTACGGAACAAATCAACGACAGTAAATGGCAGGCAAAACATACAACGCCTAGAAGCCAAATTAGATCACGTTGGTTTAATCACTACCGGACAACAGGCCTACACCGAAGCGAAAGTATTAGCCGTGAGAGGCTACGACCCTGACGATGAACAAATCGTACCGTTGTTAGCTAAATGGCGGCATTTGCTTATAGACGCTTAAATCTTCCCTACGGAGACTTAAAGGGGGGCCGGTGGTTTGGGGAAACTAGCCGGCCCCTTTTTAATACTTGTAACCGCTATTAAAAAATTGTAAAGTGAAGTAACGCAACGCGCCGCTAATCGCGCCGGCTCGATCAAGCCACCCGATAGCACCCGAAGCAGGAAAACATTAAACCTATTTTGGAGTAAAAAACTATGAAGCTACTTGACCAGTTGGTTGAGGAACGCGACGGAATTAGCCAAGCGCAAACAGGACTTGTTACGCGTGCCGCTGAAGAAGAGCGGGATTTAACCGATACAGAAGATCAGTCATTACAAGAAATGGCTACTAGAGCTACTGAGCTTGACACCCGAATCGCAGAGTTACGCGCCGTTCAGGTATCTAATCTTGAGGCCGCTAAATTGCGGGCTGAAGTGCAAGCAACAGACGACACCGAAACCCGCGCAGTAGGCGGCGTTGTAGTCACTAACGAACCACTTACCTACGCTGAAGAAAACCGCAGTACGTCATTCTTTGCAGATATGTACGCTAGCCAAAACGGCGACATAGACGCAAGTGATCGTATACGACGACACCGTAACGAAATGGCCGTAGAACACCGAGATGGCGCCGTGGCAAATTATAGCGGGATGATAATTCCGCAGTATTTGACAGAATTGGCCGCCGAACTTGCAAGGGCCGGTAAACCATTCGCTAACGAATGCACCAAACTACCATTGCCAGAAAATGGAATGTCTATAAATATCAGCAGAGTAACTACAGGTTCTAGTGCCGCCGCTCAAACAGAGAACGGCGCTGTATCAGAAACTGATATTGACGACACACTTTTAACGCTTGACGTTAAAACCATCGCCGCAGGTCAGCAAGTTAGCCGACAGGCAATTGAGCGCGGTAGCGGAGTTGATACCCTTATTGCAGCCGATATGGCAGGCGCTATGGCAACTACCCTAGAAGATCAGTTATTAAGCGGTTCAGGTTCAGGCGCTAACCTACTTGGGCTTACAAACGTAAGCGGCACAAACGCAATTACCTATACCGACGGTTCGCCCAGTGTTTCTGAGCTTTGGCCGAAAATTCAAGATGCTATACAGCAGGTAAACGCTAACCGTTTCTTAGGCGCTGATCTAATAGTAATGCACCCAAGGCGGCTTGGATTCTTGAATGCGGCCCTAGATAGCTCTAACAGGCCAATTATCCTACCGCAATCCAATGTGCCCCAAAATGCTATGGGTACAGGACCAGCGGCAGGCTATGGGAACACAGGCGTGCAAATCGCCGGTATTCCGGTAGTAACATCAGGCAAGGTAACCACTACCAGTGGTTCAGGCGGCAACGAAGATGAAATATACGTCGTTCGCCGTTCAGACTTGCTTCTATTCGAAGATGCAGGCCAACCGGCTTTCGTTCGTATGGAAGAAACAGCCGGTATGAGTTTAACGCTTAGCTACGTTAGCTACGCCTATTACGCAGCATCAATGGGATCAAGATATCCGGGCAGCGTAAGTGTTATCAGCGGAACTGGCCTTACCCCGCCAAGCTTCTAATCATAATTGAGTCATGGCGGGTGTTACTGGTAGCCGGTAACGCCCGCCACCTCTCACGGAAAGGCAAACATGAGTTCAGAACTTTGGGAAAAACAAGCCCCTAGTAGAGTGCAAAAGCCAGAAGCTAAAAAAGCACCAGCTAAGGCACCCGCTAAAAAAGCACCAGCCAAAAAGAAATAAAAAATGGCTTACAGTACGCAGGCGCTAGTTAAGGCATATTTAGGCATACCATCAGCCACGTCATCAGAAAACACGGCAATAGATAACGCTATAGCCGCCGCTGACGCTGAAATAGACCAGATAACAGGCCGAACGTTTGAAGTGCCTAGCGGCGCTACCGTCAAAACATATATACCGTTTGACGATTACACCGTTTACGTTGATGACATAGCGCAAACGACAGGTTTGATAGTCAAAACAGACACATCATTAGATGGCACTTATGACACTACTTTAACGATAACCACAGACTACGTTTTAGACGGCAACACAGCCCCTTACAGGGTTATCAAACGTGTAGACGGTAGCGCATACCCTAGAGACCGTTACGGACGCCCTACAGTGCAAGTAACAGCGTTCTACGGTTACGGTATGGCTATACCTGATCAGGTTAAACAATGCGCGCTAGTTATAGC